CATGGCAGTACACTACATACAAGTTAATTAACCATTTATGACTTCATCACAACTAAACGTATCTGAAACACCACCAATGTCTCAAGAAGACTTGGAAACTTTAGCCAAAAATGAAACAGACGAGAATGGTCTGATACTAGGTAAGTTTAAAAGTGTTGAAGATTTGGCTGCAAGCTATAAAGAACTTGAAGGTAAACTTGGTTCTTTTGAAAAACCAGAAGAAACAGAAGAGCAAGTTGAACAAGAACCACCAGAAGAAGAACTTTCAACTTATAACGAAATATATGGTGATGGTCTTGCAGATGTATTAGAAGAAGTTGGTATTGATCCAGAAGATATAACAAATAGATTTTTAGAAACTGGAAACATAGATGAAAATGATTATGAACTTCTTAAAGAAGCAGGCTTTTCAAGACAAATCATTGATACATATCTAGACGGAGTTAGATCTCAAGGTGATGTCCAAGAGATTGCTAAGTCAGAAGAAGCAAGCATAAAACAAATTGCTGGAGGTGAACAAGGTTATGAGAAATTAAGATCTTGGGCTAATGAAAATTTGTCAACAGCAGATCTTGATGCTTTTGACAACTTAGTTAACACAGCTCCACCAGCAGCTATTAAACTAGCAGTGCAAGGTCTTTATTCTCAATACAATAACGCCATGGGTATCGAACCAGATTTAGTCTCAGGTAGACCATCAAGTAATGGATTAGCTCCATTCTTATCAGCAGCAGAAGTAACTACTGCTATGAACGATCCACGATACGGAAAAGATATGACTTACACAGGAACAGTACAAGAAAGATTGCGTGAAAGTGATGTCTTCAAAAGATCTAGATAATGGGAAAGTTATGTGCCAGAGGTAAAGCTGCTGCCAAGCGTAAGTATGATGTTTATCCTTCTGCTTACGCTAATGCTTATGCTGTCAAAGTTTGTAAAGGACAAGTTAAAGTAGGTGGCAAAGCACAGGTAGCTTCTGGCTATACTAAAGGAAAAAGAAATAACCTTAAAATGAGGAGTGCTTAATTATGACTTTAACTGGAAATCAAAAAGAAATAGATGCTAACAAAGATGGCAAGATTACAAGAGAAGATTTAAAAATGCTTCGTAATAGAAAAAGAAAAAGACCTGTATCTTTAAGGGAAAGAATGAGAAGAGAAAGAAAATATGAAAATTAGTTTAACTCAAATGAAAAAGCTGAAAGCACATTCAGCACATCACACTTCTAAGCATATAAAAGAAATGAAAATTGCAATGAGAGAAGGCAAGTCTTTTGACCAAGCTCATAAATTAGCTCAAAAGAAAGTAGGCAAATGAGTCTTAAAAGATGGTTTGATGAAAAGTGGGTAGATGTTAAAACAGGCAAACCTTGTGGTAGGCAAAAAGGAGAGAAGCGAAAAGGATACCCTGCTTGCAGACCTTCAAAAAGAATTAGTAGTAAGACTCCAAAAACTAGAGGTGAGATGAGTAAACAAGAAATAAAAAAATTTAAAGAAAGAAAGAAAGGTCCAAAAAAAATCAATTATCAACACAGAAGAAATAGTTTAAAATTTTCTAAATAATGTTATATTTTAAATAACTTACATTCTTTATGGCTAAAGGAGTATCTCTACGAAAAGAGCATAAGAGTCCTTCTGGGGGTTTAACTGCTAAAGGTAGAGCATACCTTAAAGCTAAGACAGGTAGTAACTTGCAAGCACCTGTCACTAAAACAAGTGGCCTTTCACCTAGACAAAAAGCAAGAAGAAAATCTTTTTGTGCAAGAATGTCAAAAGTTAAAGGACCACTTAGAAAGAATGGCAAGCCAACTCGCAAAGCCCTTGCATTACGCAAGTGGAAATGTGGGTCAGTAAAAACTTAAAAGCGAAAATCTTAATATCAAAAGTGCCTGATGCGTCAGATACCACTTTAGAGAACAGACAGTAGCGAAGTAAGTTTCTTAAATTAATTCAATCAATCTAAAGGTTTTTTACCATGAGTAATGCTACGGTATCTCGCCTTGGTTTGGTCAACAATACAGGAACAGACTTTGACGCTCTGTTTCTTAAAGTGTTCAGTGGAGAGGTGCTAACTGCTTTTACACGCAATAACATCTTCAATGAACAACTTCATTCTGTTCGTACCATAACTTCAGGCAAATCGGCACAATTTCCAGTTTTAGGCACTGCCACTGCTTCCTTCCATACACCTGGAAATTTATTGACAGGGGGCAACCAGATCAGACATGGTGAGCGTGTCATCAGTATTGACGATCTTCTAATTGCAGACGTTTTTGTTAGCAGGCTGGAGGAATTGAAGAATCACTATGATATTCGTGCAAGTTACGCTGACGAACTCGGCAAAGCACTCGCGAAAACATACGATGAAAACGTTGCCAAAATGATTGCTCAAGCGAGTCGATCATCTTCAACACTTACAGGTATTGCAGGTGGACTTACTTTGACACTGGCTAATGGTAATACAGCTTCTTCTGATGTTACTGGTGATGAGATAGCAGCAGCTATCTATGACATTGCACAAACATTTGATGAGAGAGACATCCCTCCAACAGATCGTTTCTGTGTATTACCACCTGCTGAGTATTACAAGTTAGCTGAAACAGCTACAAGAACTGTGAATGTTGACTTCAACCCAGGTGGAGGTAATGGTTCGTTTGCTTCTGGTAATGTACAGCAAATTGCTGGCATACCAATTTTGAAGTCAAACAACATACCTCAAACAAACAGGTCAGCAGCATCAGGTGAGAATAACGCTTACAACGG